TCCAATCTGCTGAAATCATTAGTTATTCAATTAATGCCAAGCTATACATCGGTAAAGATCCTGAAGCAGCAACCTTACTTAATCAAGCCATTAATAATGTTACTGAGTATGCGAAAAAACAAAAACGTTTAGGCCGATCTATTCGTATGTCTGCAATTTATGCAGCTTTACATGTTGATGGTGTAAGTAGAGTTGAGTTGCTTAATCCAACTGCCGACGTTGTTTTAACTCCTGCGCAAGCCTCATTTTGTTCAGATATTTCAGTTAT